GCAGAGATGGAAGAAGAATATTTAAGTTTTGTTTTTGATCAATCTTTAGATGACCAAGAACAGGATTATTTATCAAAAGCATTAGAAGCAGATCCAAAGTTAAGTCAAATACTTGATAAAGTTGTAATGACTGCTTCAGAGTTTTCGGGTGCTGGAAAAGTTGAAGGCCCCGGAAGTGGTGTATCAGACTCAATACCTGCCAGATTGTCAGATGGCGAGTTTGTATTCACCAAAAAAGCTACCGATCAAATGGGTGCAGGTAATCTCCAAACAATGATGGATGATGCTGAACGTGCCTATGATGGCGGTATGATGAGATCACCTAAACAAGAAGGTGGCATGATGTATAAGCAAAAAGATGAAGATCCTCTTGCTTATGAAAAAATAGCCCAAGATGAAATAAAGAAAAACATGTTGAGAGCTAATCGTGCGCCTAGCTTATTAGGTGGAAATTAAAATAAGGCTACCTTGTATACACAAGCCCCGAATTCTTTAGACGTTTAGAATTGGCTACCTTGCAAGAAAACAAGCCCCTTAGAAAAGGAAAGAGTAATGTCTGAAACAGATATAATGGAAGAGGAACAAGTACCTAATCCTTATAATATGAGAAAACCTTGGCACAAGGCAGATGGAAAACGTATGCCAGCAGCCGATGAACTCTATTATGAAGAAGAAGCACCTGAACCTAAAAAGGCTACCCGACAGAAAAAGTCGGCCCCTGAAGAACCTTCTACCGCCAATTATAAAAAACGATACGATGATCTAAAAAAACATTATGATCAGAAGATAGGTGAGTTTAAGCAAAGAGAGATGGACTTCCAAGCTCAAATGCAATTAGCTCAACCTAGATATGAAGCTCCTAAATCTCAAGAAGAACTTCAAGAGTTTAGAGAATCTAATCCTGACTTGTATGAAACAGTTGAATCTGTAGCACATAACATTGCATCTGAACAAGTAAACTCTTTACAGCCTCGTCTTTCTGCTATTGAACAGAGAGAACGAGAAATTGTATTACGAGAAGCTGAACAGACAATGAGAGAAGCTCATCCTGACTTTGAAGATATTAAAGGGTCAGATGATTTTCATAATTGGGCTGAAACTCAACCAGAACAAATACAAGATTGGGTATATCGAAATCCTGACAATGTAGGTTTAGCATCAAAAGCTATTGAGCTTTATAAAGCGGAAACTGGTACAGGGCATAACTCTCCAAAAAGACGTTCAAATCAAGTAAGGCAACAGCAGTCTCCACAAGCTGCGGCTGACATGGTTTCTACTAAAACAACCAATGTAGATCCTAAGTCACCTAAAATTTGGACTGAAACTGAAATTGCGAAAATGTCCCTCGATCAATTCGACAGACTTGAAGATGAGATCAGGCTTGCACAGGAAGAGGGAAGGATTCGTAAAGGATAATTCTTTTCTTAGGAGAAACATAACATGGCTTCAAACACAAGTGATCAGTTTTTTGAACCCAGTACGGATACCAATGCTAACTTTGGTAACTCTGTATCAGGTCAAAATAACTCATTTTTCTTACCCAAGGTTTATTCCAAACAGGTTCTAAACTTTTTTCGTAAAGCATCTGTAGCGGAAGCTATAACCAATACTGACTATGCTGGTGAAATAGCATCGTTTGGTGACACAGTAAGAATAATTAAAGAACCTACTATTACAGTAGATCAATACGAAAGAGGACAGACTATAACAGCAACTAAATTAACTGACCAAGAAGTTACGTTAATTATTGATATTGCTAACGCCTTTAAGTTTATCGTTGATGACATTGAAACAAATATGTCACACGTTAACTTTAGGGATGTAGCAACTTCATCTGCTGCTTATGCTCTCAGAGATTCGTTTGATTCAGGCGTAATCGCTACTATGTTCTCAGGTGTATCTGCTTCATCGCCTAATCATATATTAGGTTCTGACAATGCTACTGACCTTGCTGCTGGTACTTTTGATGGTACTGGTAACTTGGACATTGGTTTTGCTGCAGATGAGCATGATCCTATTGATGTCCTTGGTCATATGGCTCGTCTACTTGATGAGCAGAATGTACCTGAAGAAGGTCGCTGGTTCCTTGCAAGTCCTGACTTCTATGAAGTTCTGGCTTCAAGTTCTTCCAAGTTGCTTTCTGTTGACTATAACGCAGGACAAGGATCTATTAGGAATGGTCTAGTATCTTCTGGTCTGTTGCGTGGATTTAATATGTACAAGAGCAATAACATTGCTGATACAACTAATGCAGCAGGTAAGTGTCTTGCTGGACATATTTCATCTACGGCAACTGCTCAGACAATCACCAATACAGAAGTATTGCGTGATCCTGATAGCTTCGGTGACATTGTACGTGGTCTTCACGTATATGGAGCCAAAGTCCTTCGTGGTGAAGCATTAGTCTCTGCCTTTTATGGTATTGACTAGTAAACCTAAGTTTAGGGGGTCACAATGTGGCCCTCTATGCTTTTTTGGAGTATTTTATGTCTCAAATAGGTTCAAATGAAAAACCTGTTATGTTTCGTAAAGCGATTGTTTCTAAGGAAAGTCGCTATAGAAAAGGATTTAATAAACAAAAGTTTGATGAAAACTATGACAAAATTTTTAATTCCAAAGCTGAAAAAGATTCTGAAGCTAAAGAAGAAATAGTTGGTTACAGAATATCTATTTAAATTTAAAGGATTAAAAAATGAAATATGATATGAAGAAAATGATGTATGGTGGGATGGCTAAAAAGAAAAAGATGATGGGTGGTGGTAGAGCTATGTATGGTACTGGTGGTTATGCTTCTATCCATGAAATGGAAAGAGATTGCTCTAGAAAAACCAATGTAATGCCTTCTTCTAAAGGGTATGGAGATAAAGTTACTATCAAGGTAACTATATGAAAGTTCCTGCTCCCAAGGGCTATCATTGGATGAAGCAAAAGAATGGTAGCTATAAAATAATGAAGCATGATGGAAAGTTTGTTAAACATAAAGGTGCTAGTTTAGCAGTTAACTTTCCAGTGCAGAAAAAACATAAAGCGTAACTATGGCTGAAACTTATCTTAATTTATGCAATGACTTACTTAGAGAGTTAAATGAAGTTACTTTAACTAGCTCTACGTTTACGTCAGCAATTGGTGTTCAGGCACATATTAAAGATGCTATTAATAGAGCTTATCTTGATATTGTCAATGAAGAACCTCAGTGGCCTTTTCTTGCAACAGGTTTAAGTGGATCTACTGATCCTATGTATGGCAATGCTTTTATAGAAACTGTAGCTGGTACAAGATGGTATTTACTTAAAAGTGATAGCTCTAGTTTAACTACTGATTATGGTTCTATAGATTATGATAATTTTTTACTTACAACAGTAGGGGTGTCAGGAGAGTCTGCTCCATTTACAATTCGTAACTTACGTTTTACTTCAACTGAAGAATGGAAAGATTATTTTAGAATAGCTCAAAATCAAGATGATGCTGATAGTCAGAATTTTGGTACTCCTGATAGAGTTATTAAAAGTCCTGATAATAGAAAGTTTGGATTAAGTCCTATTCCAGATAAAGTCTATCGTATATTTTTCTATGCTTACGACTTACCTACAGAGTTAGCAGCTCATGGAGATCAGTTAGTATTTCCTACAACTTACAAAACAGTATTATTAGCAAGAGCTAGATACTATGTTCATCAGTTCAAAGAGAATCCTCAGTCAGCAGCATTTGCATTAGAAGACTATAAAAGAGGTCTTCGACTAATGAAGCTAAACTTAATGGAGGCTTCACCAGGATATTTTAAAGATGACAGGATAAGGTTCCTCTAATGTCTCAACCCTTTGCCCTAGCATGTCGAGGTGGTTTGAATGTTAATTTAAATCAAATTGAAATTATGCGACAGCCTGGATTAGCTACAGAGTTATTAAACTTTGAAGTAGATCCTGATGGTGGGTATAGGCGTATTAGTGGCTTTACTTTATTTGGTGGAGATTCTGCTGCAAGACCTAACTCTAGTAATAAAATACTTGGACTAGCTGTATATGCAGATGGATTAATTGCTTGTTCAGGAACAGGTATATTTTTTAGTCAAGATGGCACTAGTTGGTTACAAATAAATAAAGCTAGTGTAGCAGGAGGCGGTGACAATTTTAGTACGTTCAGTGGACGTTCTAATGATGCACGAACTAGTCAAGGACAATGTAGCTTTGCATTATTTGAAGGTACATCTGACTATGGTGAGATGTTAATCTGTGATGGAGCTAACAAACCTTTCTTTTTTAAAATGACAGGTACAGGAGCTTTAGCAGATAGAACTTTTTTTGCAGGTGAAATAACAGTAGACAGCACTACAGCTCCTACTGTAGGTGTAATACATGAGAATCATTTTGTTGTTGGTGGTGCTCCTACTGCTAAGAACAAAATATTTTTTAGTGCTACTCTTGATCCAGATTCATTTAGTGGAACAGGTTCAGGAAGCATACAGTTAACAGATGCTGTTGTTGGACTATCAAGCTTTCGTAGCGATCTAATTATTTTTTGTAAGAATAGTATTTTCAAACTAATTAACATTAGTGATAGTAGTAATATTGCAATCGTACCTATTACTCAGAATGTTGGTTGTTTAGATGGAAATAGTATTCAAGAAATAGGAGGTGATCTTTTATTCCTTAGTCCTGATGGTATTCGTACTGTAGCAGGTACAGCAAGAATTGGTGACGTAGAGTTAAGCTCTGTTAGTAGACAGATACAAAAA